GTCTTACCGAGCTGTAGCCCTTATGGGCGAAAGCGCCAGGCGGCGCTTGTCATCGACAGAAAATCGTCGATGCGTGCGTGTAGACAGGTGTACGAGTGTACCCGACGGACCCCCTTGTAACAAAGGGGTCAGTTGGGGACTCCGCCCCAGTTCTAGCATAAACGCTATAAGCTGGAAGGAGCCAGTCTGAGGGTCTGCGGATCTTCGTCCGTTTAACCCCAAGACTGTACGTGTCGAAGAAGCCTCCCCCCCAACCTGCCCTGCGGGACTCCCGAGTGGTATACAGATCGTGGCTACCGATAAGGTGACCATCTCCGTAACCATCCGGGCCGTAGAGCCGATTGTGGGGCCACGTCCAGGCATGACACAGCGATGCAAACTCACGTTCGCATCGACGCATCGCCCAGTTGTGGGCTACGAACAAGACTCGGTCAGAGATCAAGTCTCGTAAGTAGTAGGGTCGTACATCTGAACCGTCGAGCCAGTCGGCGCCGCAGGACTCACGGAAGGGTCCGGACCAGAACGACTTCGAGGGGTTAACCCAGAAGCCGCATGCGTCCAAGGTTTCCATGAGGAGATCTACGGCACACACGGGGACTATTAAATCGTCCCCGTATGTTCCGATGGTGCTGACATCCCCACCAACGGAGCGGGTCGCCCCGAAGCAGAGAGCCCAAAAGATCAGGCTCTCCAACTCAAAGGTAAACCCGTTCCCCATCGAGCTAAATTTCTCTAGCTCAAAGGAGAGTCCGTCGTAAGAGAAGGTTCCCGTCCTGAACTGGCTTAGGAATTCAAACCAGGGTAACGGTAGCAGATCAGCAACAACGCTGAGTGCGATCGTGTCGCTAGCAGATGACAGATCAAGAGTCGCGAGACTCCCATCTGTCGAACCCTTACGGGCAAGCCGGCGATTAAGATCTTGGGTCCTCAGGTCCAGCCCTGAAGTGCGCAACCTATCCTTTAGATAGGATCCCACCCCCAACTGGAAGAGCCCGTTCAACACGGGCTCCACAATTATGGGGCGGTGAGTCTTCGCACTTTTCGGGACGAAAACTAGCTTACCGTCGTCGACCCTTACCTTGAGACGGGCTCGGACAAAATCCGGGTCCGGCTCCCAAAGCGGGAGTTGAGTGCTAGAGCGTTCGCTCCAGTGCTCTACGAGGAGGGGTACCTCTGCTAAAAGGCCCCCAACAAACGGTAACATGTCTTCGCTACATGCGAGTGTGGCTGACAGCTTCCCTGACAAGGAAGCTTCCGCCATACGAACGCTCGTATTAGCACCCGGGCCATATCGGAGCTGTAAAGAGGCCAACTCTGGGACCGGTCCCAGGATTTGGGAGATTTTTCGCGAAGCTAGGTACAATACCTGCTTCACGGCCTTAGAGGCACCCAAACCATAGGACAAGTTTGTGAGCTGGCATTTACGCTCTGCCTTGATAAACGCTTTCACGCCCTCAAGGAGGGGGTCACACCCAAGAGACACAAACGTCTGCTTCGAGAGCAGAGCCTGGATCTGCCGAGCACCGCGGAAGTCCTCGAGCGTAGTTCCAGTTGGAACCACGTAGTCGACAACTTCCCGATACTCGCCTGCTTGGACTTTTTGGTCCAAGAAGGATGAGTGTTCCCCGCATTTTGCGTAAATGGCCGAGACTTCTAGAACAAACTGCAACGTTTCCGCAGCAGTTCGGTCCGCCAGCCAGTCCTTGCGAGAACTGGTGGCAGGCCCACTCGGGCCTGGGGAGCTCATGATTTTAGCATGTGTATTCAACATACATTCCTCTTGCTTAGGAGGTCATGGAGGTAGAGGTAATCCCAGATTAGCTCGGAATTACGCCCTGCGTGTAGAACAGAGGCGCCGGAAGAGTGGAAGCCGCGAAGGCCCCACCCGACGACGCCTGATCCAACACGCCGGTGGCCGTAGTGCCAGAGGCACCCTGCAGCACACCTACCATCATCTTCAGGATGTTTGCGCGGTCCGCCACGGTAGCACGTCTGTTCGAGATGTGCGTCGCGAAGAACTGCTCCGTATACGCCACTTTGGGTGGCGCAACGTATCCTGCCGATGTCCCAGAGGCACCGAGAGTCTCCATAACGGGGACTTCGAGCTTCACCGTACGCTTGTAATCTCCCGACTTCAGCTTTTCTTCGCTGAAGCCCAGCCGGATCTGCCCTTCGAAGGGCACACCAGCTGCACTCCCCCTCCAGTTCGGGGAGGGAGTCGCGGAGACCGGAATGAGGGTTGCCTCAACCGGCGTACCGGCGTCGTCTTTGACGAGGATGTTGGTCTGATTGGCCATGATGGCCTTCCTTTGCTCGTTAGAGCGAGGTGGTAGAGAGGGAGAAGTCTCAGCGAGAGAAATCCCCCTGTAGGTTACAAACGGAATCGTTGCTGTGCAAGTGCAATTGCATTCCAGACGCGCTTCCCCGCTAAGGCCCCCTTGAGAGAGGGTCTCGGGAGAGGAACGTCAAGAGATGCGAGCGGCGTACGCGTAATACGAGTGTATTTCACCACTTCGTACGGTAACTGAAGGACTGCGTAGTCCTGCCAGTCGGTCGCGCCGGTGAGGCGCGGCCGGGTAAGCCTAAAATCGCTCATGCCCGTTGTCCGCCTAAAGGTGGTTTGAAGAAACCTTCCCTTTAACTTCGGAGCCATGTTAATGGCGTCGAAGTAGGCACCAATTGGTATGAACCAATCGACAACGAATGACCAAGGAGTTAGCTCCCAGATCACACTTGCAGGGTCAAGCAGACCCAACTGACGGGAGAAGCCGGGTTCTTCAGTACATTCGTACTGAATCCGACGCCCGTTGGTCTCCTCCATTTTAGCGGAGAAGACCGTTGGAGCTGCCGAAGCCTCGGATTTGCGTTTCCGAGTGATGGAACTTACGAACGTCTGCGAACGCGGACCGTTCGATATCTGCTCGAAAGCCTTTGCGGCTTCGAAAGAGTCCGATATGAGTGGAAGCCACCCATACTGGAGTTCCAACCAACGACCCGAAATATCCCCCCTCTTCAGGCGGGACTGTTTCGGCTGCGCACCCAACTGCCGAGCGGCAGATGCAAAGTCACCCCTCTTAAGGGCTATGGCTGCGCGTCCAAGCTTACGCAGGTTCTGATCCACCATCCGGCTAACCTGGTTCATCTGACCCAAGTTAACCGCCAGATTGAAATCATGCCCCTTCACGTTCTCAATCAACTTGCCAATTAAGGCAAGCTGATCGTTACTAGTGAGCGTGGGCATGGTTTCTACAGGAGAGACCAAAGCAGTAAAACTACTCGTTCTCCACTGCACGTGCCGCGTCGCAGGGTTGGTACTTGAGTACCTCCATTGAAGCACGACACACTGGGATGACGGACGGGCTCGAGTGCATGCCGTCATGGAATAAGAATTCCATGATAGTGCACTACGACCGTTAAAGGTCGTGTACTTCCCATTGCCACCGGACCAAGTCCGATAGCGATGGGTACCGCTCCCCTGCCAGTCCGGGTTTAAAATACCCGCACTGCCAGTAGTTCCTGTTGTCATGGAGAAAGCTCTGACATCGGGGCCTGAGGGATGCAGATTTCTACGAAATCTACATCGACAGGCAGCCGATCAAGAGGCACTCGTGAACAGATAACCCCACCACTTCCGTTGTTCGTAGGTCCGCGCACAAACGGGGAACACCCCGTAAGAAGTGCGAAGATTGCTGCGAGGAAGATGATGAGGGAAGAACCAGACACCGCTCCCCACAAGAAGTGGAGAATGGCGAGGGGACTTATTGATTCGTCCTTGTTTTGGTTCATATCTGTTTCTCCAAAGGGCTGATCCGAAAGGACAGCTGACGGCGAACCGCCAATAAGCGGACCCCACCTGGGGTCCG